TTCGGTCTCGAGCGCGGTCTGCGTGTGGCCGAAGGTCGTTATCTGGCTACCGATGGCTCCCTGCAGCCTGTGTTCCCTGAGAACGGTATCCTGCTGTTCTACAGCCCGAACGGTCCTTCTGATTCCGTGATGCCTGCTGGTGGCGCTAACGCTGCTACCCCTGCCTTCGCTTACACCTACCAGCTGACCGGCACCCCTGCCGTTCGTCCTGAGTACTACATCCGTGAGCGTCGTGTGGTCCGCGCTGAAATCACCGTTGAGCGTGTGGTTAACCTCGTGGGTCTGGGTGCTACTGGTCTTATCGGTTCTGGCGCGATGATCACCGACATCCTGTCCTGATTAGGAAGGAAATTAAGGAGGTGTTATCATGGCTATTCTTCGCCCGTTGACCAAGGCGCAGTATGAAGTTTCCTTCACTGCGATCGGTGGACCGACTTTCACAGCGGTCTTTACACAATTTAGTGGAATCAATGATTCCTCGGACAGCAGCACCTACGCTAACGGCACAGGCAACCGTCTGTACCACGTTGTTGGACCACGGACTGCGGATAATGTAACCATTACCGCTCCGTATGACCCGACCATCTTTAAGACTCTCGAGCAGTTCTGGCTTGATTACAACTGTAATCCCATCACCATCACCGTTACCCCGCGTGATTGTTCTGGTGAAGGTTCCGCTCCTGCGGGTGGCCAGTACATTTGTTACGAGTGCCAGTTTGTGAGCATCACGACTGCTGACGTTGACCGTGAGAGCGGCGATGTTCAGACCATCGAAGCGGAATTCACGGTGAATTATTGGGAAAGGACGTAATAGTTTACTCCCGGTGGTTTATCACTATAATGCCCTCAGAGTTACCCTCTGGGGGTTTTTTATTATGATTCTCTACACAGCGACTAACACCAAAACTGGCAAATTTTACATCGGTTCAGCGGCGTCCCATAAACATTACATTGCTCGACGAAGGTTTCACTTGACTCGTAAAGAAGTGACCTTCGACTTCCATAAAGATTTACAAGCGTCCCCCGGGGACTGGATTTGGGAGTTTTCTGAGATTGCTGATCGAAGTGAGGAAGAAGCAATGTTAGAACTTTATGTTGGTTCTAAATTTTGTTATAACAGGTCTACAAAGGCAAATGGAAGTGGGTTTGGCGGAAGAAAGAAAGGAACCAAACTTAGCGATGAAACACGAGTGAAGCAAAGTGTAAGTTTGTGGCAACATTGGCAAGAAGCGGAAGAGCGCCGGGCCCAAACCAGTGAAAAAATGAAGGAAACCAACGCCAAAAAGCAACCGTGCCCCCAATGCGGCCTCCTTATGAATATCGGCAACCTCACAAAACACCTCAAAGGCACCCGCTGTAAAGGCCAACCGCAAGTAGGGTAAAACCAGAGTAACGTGGGATAGTTATCAGTCGTATGGCAAAAACGACATTTTCGAGTGGGGTTATCGTCACTAGCCAATGGCTAAACGGAGCCCAACAAATCTATTTCGATGGTCAAGATCTCGACTGGCACTATCCGCCTCTTGGCCTAAACTCGCTTGTGCGCACGGGCCCGAACGGTCTGGACTCGGCCTATGTCACTCTGACAACCGAACAACCTGAGCTCGATAATACCGGCCTTCTGGTTTCGGGTGCCCCGATTAGTGGCGGCAAAGTGGTAACAGGTCTATGGAACTTCGGCTATGATCCCCTAGTTGTAGGCAACCCAACCAACATTCGCGATAACGCCCCTAAGAGCTACACGACTAACGATAAATATGACTATGCCAACGGTTTCCCTACCCCCACAGTTCAACAAAAGTTTGACTCGCTGGATTCTGCCGATCTGATTACCAAGGAGGTGCTTGATCAGTGGGTGAACTATCTGTTTGAGAACTTGGAAATTGACAACGGGGTTTACTACTCAGGGTCTAATCCCGCGTGTACTAACTATAGTGTGGGCGGCGGTAACTCAAACGTTATTTGTAATCTGTAAGGAGGTTGAACAATGGCGCGTTACGCCCCCCTCCCTAGCGTTAATATTGACCCCCGCAACGAAGCCGAGCTGGTTCAGGCAGCGTCACAGCGTGTGTACCAAGCGTCGGGGCAAACTCTCAATGACTTCTCCTCGGGTAACCCTCTGGCAGCTTTACTGGAAGGCCAAGCATTTGCCCAAGGGGAGTTTCTATTTTGGGCCAATCAGTTACCGCAATCCATTCTGATTGAGTGGCTCGGTCCCTTCTTGGGTGCTATGCGTCGCCTTGGAACCCCTGCGGTTGCTCGTTTGACCCTAACAGTCCCCCCATCGGACACGGTCACTATTATTCCATCCGGAACCGCATTTACCACTGATCCTAACCTAACAGGTGGTGAGTCTTTCACATTCATTACTGACGCTGAAGTTTCTATTCCCTCCGGCGAGTCAGTGGTATACGTGTCGGCTGCCTCCCAGTATGTTGGTGCCATCTATAACTCCCCGGCTAACTCCATTACAGGAGTTTCTGCCATTAACGTCAATGGCCTCACCGCAACCAACTCAAAACCAGCACAGGGCGGTAGTGATGTAGAGACCTACCAAGAGGTTCAAGAACGTTTTTTCACTCTTATTCGCCGTCGAAACCCAGTCAGCGCAGAGGACTGGCAAGACTTCTTCACGGACTTTTACGGGATTGGCACTCAGACCTCGGTTCAACCCAATCGTCCCAACCAAGGAACGTACAACTATGTTACCGATTACCTGAAGCCCAACGGCCAGGTATCGTTCTTTGTGCTTGGCCCCAACGGTGTGGAACTCAACCAGGCTCAGTTGGAACGTGGGCAGAATGTTGTGAACTATTCTGTGCCCGTTGAGAATCAGGGGCATCTGTACCCTATCACTCTGAGCCAAGTTCAATACAACTTGACCGTTGAAGTTGATGCGAACGGCAGCTTCGGTCAAAACCTGAGAGATAGTTCCCTCAACTTCCGTGACCGGTTGTTTGAGATTTTGACTCCAGGGCAAGTATTCCCGTCTACCGTTGACCCTACCGTTAGCGATGTTGATGCAGCTTTCTACGGGACTTTTGACGCGGCCAACCGCTTCGTTGATCCTCACATTGAGGTGAGCGCAGCTTACAATACTCCACCACTCCTGGAGCCAGCAGCAGCCACTTACACCAATGTTTACACCTTCGAGCCAACTGGTTCTCTGCTAACTCTAAATGATTTGGTAGAGACTACGCTGCCCGTCCCTGTTTATTACCCCGTTCTCACAGATTTCACTCCTTACTCAATCGAGAAAAAAGATCAGACGGTCTACGGTAATCTCACTCTCCAGCAGATTCAGTACCTATCGGCCGGAGAATTTCTGCGCGGTCAAGTTTGCTATTGGGATCCTGCTATCGGCGGTGACGGAGAACTTCACGTCATCAATGAGAATCTTACAGTCGGGTCTCAATCCGAGATTGCACCTTTAATCACAGCAGGACGAATATCGGGAATAAAAACTTATTCTCCCTGGACCGTGGGGACCACGTATCAAGAGACCACGGGCGGAGGCATCTATGATCCTCAAATTATCCAATATGATTATGTATCTGGGGATGGTCAGTACATTCCCGTTTCCCCTTCTTCGGTGACTCAGTCCAAACGTCCTGGCACTTTTGTGTGGGTGGTGTCAAATAACTTCACCCTGCAAGCCTCGACTAACGACATAACTGGCGCATCTGCTGCTGTCCTTTTAGGTGCCCCCGTAACCCCGAATATCTTGAAATCTGGCACCTCTTATACTGCTGGTACGTGGGTCTACACGCCTCAAATTGGCTCAGGCCCTAACCCTGTTGCGGATCCTTACTATAACTACGTGGACACTCGTCTAGGGGCCGTTAATAAGTATGCCTATGTCGTCCAATCATTCACATTTGATCCAGACGGTCGCACCGTAAGTGTCTACTTTGATGAGCTTGTCGAACAAGGAGTCATTAGAGAGATCGTCGTTCAAAATGCTGACGGTGGTTTGCCTATCTACAAGTATAAGCCTCGGTTCCCTGCTACCACATACCTAGAGTACAGAGCTGACAGCAGTTCCCCAGCTGAATACTATATTGCCGCTCAATACTTCACGCCTACGAGCACAAATGCTCAGGATCTTGTGAATCGGGGGCTAATCTTCCCCTTGTATATTGACTCAGTGCAATACTCTTCGCTTGTGACGGCGTTAAATAATGGGACCGTGAGCACACCTACCCGCATGTTCCGGTTCTTTAAGGGGGACCGCACCTTCTTCCGTCAAGGCTCCAAAGTAATCTCCTATACGGCCACGACAAATGTTCACCCGCTCTTCGAGTTTTATATTTACCTCGAGAACGGAATCTTTGTGGAAACGGCTCAGTACTTGCCAGCACAGTTTGAATCTGTCGACTATGTCCCCTATTTCGACCCTACCTATGCTCTCTATTCGGAGGACACTATTCTTTCTGAGGACGGTCGGAATCTTTACCGCGTTATGAGGGCGTTCACACCCGACGATACAGTGGTAAACTGGACTAACACTACGGTTGCTAACACTGCGCGAATAGAAGAATACGAAGGCAATCTACTTCGTTACGTAGACCAGTATATCTGCGAAGAAGACATCTTATCGCAACTGGGTCGGGACATTTCCGCTATCAAGCTGGGGGTAGCTCAAATTACGGTAATCCCTAAGAACAGCGGCCGGTTCAGCAACTCGCGCCAACAGGCAGTTTATGTTTGGGAGAATACTGCCTCTATAGCAGAAACTCCCCAACTGTCGTGGTATTCCGGCACACCGTATCCCTATAACCCGCCTCAATACGGTGAGGGGACAATGAAGCTATGAGTCAGCAGCTAATACCTGTCAACGGAGGGGTTAATCCGGACCTACAAACTACTACCGCAACCAATCGACTTAATGTACTTTCTCCGCAGTACATCTCGGCAAATGGGCTTGAATCTCGGCCAACGGAATGGGTGCCGGCCGGCCGCCCAATCTATCGCCGCCTTCCCGCAACCAGCGAAACTTATCAGATTGACTTTTTCAACATCGTCAATCCGCCCAACACTGCGGTTGCAGCAGAGTTGCAAGAAGTTGGTTATGTCTATGTGCCTTGGGGCTCCAGCATCAATGGCCCTATTTCCACGGAGGTTGTTGAGGGTGGAACAAATACTACCTTGCTCATTAAAGCGGGAGCTATTGTCTGGAAGTACGGAAAGACCGAGGTTCTCCCCACTATTGTCGACCTCAGAGTTTTAGACGTTCTTAGCGGGCGATACGTTATTGCCTATCAGCTTGTTTACGATGATTCCCCAACCCCCCACCTCTACCAGGTGGAAGATTTCGCCCTGACAGGATTGCCTTTAAGTGTCACAAGTAGCACCGATGACATCATTGGATGGCGCTATGGTGCGGAGAACGCTTTCTTGAATCAAAACGAGCGTTTTTGGTCGAATGAAGACAGTTACTTTCCGTCTTCTGTTCAGCCTGTAACTGCTTTCCTTCAGTGGGAGAGTGAACTGGGACAGGCTTATTCGAAGTTGACTTTGCGCCTTCCCTCCGGAGCTTCCTATTCTGGGACTGCTACTCTATCCTATGTCAATGATAACATTCTCTCTCCTGTGACAACCGCCGTAGTGAGGACAAATGACGCTGGCACTTACCTTGAGTTTTCCATTGAGGAGCCTATTCTCCAAACCGGCTGGAACATAACTTTCTCCGAGATAAAAGTCTCGGTGCAAGCCATCACCGTGTCAGGTACTCTAAACTTACTGACCCCGCAAGCGGCCCCTTCCCCACGGGCCCGCTTAGTGATGTATCCGGTCGGAACACTCCCTAAAACGGTAACTAACTCTGACGGTGAGCAAGTCCCTGCCGTCTATGCCTTTCTTGCCGAGGTAGACATTAGTAACAACTACGAAGTTCTTGACATTGATGATGCTCGGTCCATCGTTCACCGTGATTATGTTCCCGTTGCAGACTGGTTGACTAAACCTTTTGATCAGGACTTAATCAAGCTGTATGAACAAGTCTCAGGCTACTCCGCACTCTGGATGTCACCTTCAAAGTGCATGGCACAAGAATACGTAAATCTTGAAATTGATTTAATCGAGGTGGAGGCGTAATGACTCAACTAAATCCAACATTCAACGTCTCTGACTTCGAGCTACGGAACTATACTAACCCGTGGCTGACCCCGACACAAAGCCAAGAAGTTGCCGATACAGAAGACCGTGTCAACTCCCAGTTAGATTTCCTTGCTCAGATGTTGGGCTGGAATGGCTTCAACTACTGGGGAGATCTGGCAATCACAGTAGACCAGAAACGTCAACTCCTGGGGGGGACGTTTGGGGTTTACAACAGTTATATTATTCCGAAAATCTACGAAATCCGAAATTGGGATAATAAGATCGTTATAGATCGACTTCAGTTTGTCGAACCAGGTCGCACAACACCTGTGGTTCAAATCTCCATTGGCGATTTGGTATACAGATTGCAGTCCGTGGAAGTTGAGGGGGACAGGTATGTGATTTCCATTGGGGAACTCTCCCAAGAGTTTTTTGATTTGATTGCTGCCGGGGAACCTCTGCGTGCAGATATCCCTACCTATCGCCCTGCCCCTTTCTACCGCCCTTCGATTGGAGCGTCTGGAGATTATTCGTTCACCTGCGGTTACGACGGTTTAGATCTTGTTCTGTATCCGGCCTATGACACTAAGAAACAGTTTCCGATTAAGTTTCCTATTATATTTGCAGGGTCTACCTACTACTTTGATCAGCCTGTCTATGTTAACTTCCCCGTTATTTCTGCGGCTGCGCCAAATATAGCTCCTTCCTATGACCCTGACCTTGAGAAGTGGTATTTCTCAATCCCGGCCACTGCCGTTAGTGCCGAGAGTGGAATCGAGGCGGTTTTGATTTGGCCATACGCAGGAACCAACAAAAATACTGCCGTTGAGCTGGAGGTAAAAGTTCAGCCTTGGGTTGACCCTTCTGACTGGAAGTCCATTCGTACTTTGGACAACTTTCGAGGCGTTTGGGGAAATAAAGGCGGAGACCTACCGTTTAACTTCGTATTCGATTCTCTTAGCATTCACGGTTTTAATGAGCAAAACTCGATCTACTTGCCACCCGTATCAAAAGAGCTGAACTTTAACGACATTGTCAATTACGTTTACTACCAAAAAACAACGATCTCAGAGTTAGCCCCGGGAAGTTCTAATCCGGGGGATTTATGGTGGAACGATATAACTGGAGCTCTATCGGTGTGGCTACCCTCGGATTCAGGGTGTGGCAGCTGGGTGGAGATTGACTATAGGCAATCACCTCGACAAGTCCCAGCCCCCCAGGTTATCTACCCAGACGTGACGACGTTCCGAGCACAGTCTTCGAGTCTTGTTGTTGGCACCGTTGTACGCATCGAAGATATTACGGGTCTAGCAATCATTGATAACGTCCTAGGCGTGCAGGGGACTCTAACGACGCCTGGTTATTTGATTCTTCACAAGGATTCGAGTGCTCCCTACTGGACTCCGGACGAGTTTGGCTACACCGGTGTGGTTGACTTTGAAGCCGACGCTCTTTTGCTACCCTACAAAGTGCCGGTCAAAGTGTTTGACTCTACGGGTCTTGGCCCGTCGGGATCTACTTACAAGGTTAACAACTTGAGCATCACTATTAGTGGTGACTATGAGGTGCTTCTAATGAAGTACTATACCAATGAGACTTGGGAAATTTATCCTGACTCCATCTTAAAGTACATTGCCTATTCCGCCCTGTTTGGGGGGCCACTCCAAGGGGAAATGTGGTGGGACTTTGCTCACTCTGACCCAAACACTCGAGCAGCTGCTCTTTATTATCAGAGTGCTTGGGTTGGCGTTAACACTCACCCGCAAAGTGGCCCCCCAGCCCCTGCCTTAGATTTAGACACGGTTCTTTTCTACTGCGATGGAGTCCTTGTAGGCGATGGCGTCTCGTGTGTCACAGACGACTATATATTCACGTATACTTCAGACACTGCTAACGGTAAGTACGATGTAACATACACACCTCGAACATTCGTTGGCCGAGCGCAGCTTCCCACCATAACCATCTCTGACTCTCTAACCACTACCTATCGAGCCGACATCACTGACTTATTCTTCAGCGGGATAACCTACTATATGAGTCCCAACGTTTACGACGCGGAAACTCCCCTTCGGTTGTGGAAAGCACAGGATCTACAAGTAGCAGAAACTCTTGAGCACTTGACAGAAAACAACTATATAAACCCGTTGCTAGCGGACTTGAACAATGGCCCAGGCCCTGAAAACTGGGAGAAATACTTTGTTCGGTTGCCTCTGGATTACGGCCGCAATGGCGATGAATGGCAAAAAGTGGCTCTGGTTTGTCAAGATTTTGCATATTGGGGGTCTAGTATAGAGCCAGAGGCAATGCGTTGTCCTCCCGAGGACGATACTCCCGCCATCTACGAGGAGCTTTTCCTGTACGATCAAGCTGTCCCCGATTATACTTACGTTTACTCTGAGCCCTACCTATACTCAAACATTGCGTATTTCAACTCGGTTGAAGCCGGTAGTTACCAAAACTCCGGAGCCTTCCCAGCTAGTGACGTTCAGTTTGATGAATTTAATGAGGCTGAGCTAATCGAGTACGATCCTCTTCACGCACGTCAGGCGGATGTAACGTCCCCGGTAACCCAAGGGTATGGCAATTGGTTGGGTGAGTATGTCAATATCAATCCTTGCATACCCCTCACCGGTTTCTTCACAACTGACCTATTGAACCGCGGCATCGAACCAGTTACTGCCCCCGTTTGGGATGCTTCCATCTATAAGTTTGCTCCCACTTGCGAGAATGCTAAGTCGTCTTATAACGTGGACGCCAATCATTACAAGATTGGCTATTGCTACTTCGTAGCAGATGCCTCTGCCGCCGAGGATGCCTTCTTCGATGTTGCACAGGAGGCAGCGTGGCGCTATCCTGTCACTCAGCCTAAGACCCTTTATCTGACTCCTCGGTAAGCGGGTAAAACCATAAAAACGAACAGCACCTATGGCAACCCCACGCAAGCGCTCGTCGGGCTTCACAGCAAACCCAGAAAGCGAAGAGACAAAAGTCGAAGAGCTTCTGGAAGAAGTTTCGACAGAAATGTTTGAAACTATTTTGCACAAAGAGGAAGAAGTCCCCGTACCGAAACCATTCGTCGAGGAGTCGATCATTCCTACTGAAGATGTTGGTCCTCGGTTCATTCCGGAACCTCCCCCAATCCCCATGGCAAAAGCACCGGAACCACCTAAGCCCGTGGCACCTAAGCGTCATCCGCGTAACATCCCGAAGTTTTCTCGTTATAAAGAACTATGAGACCCCCTAAGCTTCGTTCTACTCCCCTGGTACAAAGCCTCGCTTTAATGCAGCAGTCCACGGAAGCGAATATGAAGTTTGCCGGTCTGCCAAGAGGCACTTTGCGGGGAACAATTGTCGACGTGGACGACCCTGAAGAGCGGGGACGTGTTCGTGTTGTTTTTGATGATATGAACCCCGATATTCCCCAAGTGTCGGGTGCTGGTGAATGGTCGAAGGAACGTGTTGGGGAAGAGCCCGATAAATCCCACTGGATTGACACCTCTCCTGCATTCAAGGGGAAGCAACCGAAGGGGTTGGTAGGTAAACGAGTTAACATCTCTGCATCAAACGGTCAATACCAGTATGCCGTGCTGCAAGATGTAATGTTTGATCCGCAACTTTTGGCAAAAGGTAAACAGAAAAAGCTCGATATGCCCAACAACTCGTCAATGACGAGATTGCCGATCTATCCCTCGGGGGAACTGCCCCCCGCTACAGCAGAAAATGTTGGATGCGTTATTATTGAGGAAGATGGTTTTGACGGGATGCAATGGCTTTCTGTTTGTCTGCTGAGATCCGGAGGTTATACCTGGGTTAATATGATGGATCGCCTCCATATTCACGATTCTCAAGCCAATGATAGTGCCGGCGACTCGGAAGGTACTGTAAACGACGATACCCACGCGACGACTTAACTATGGCCATACGCCGTCCCAGCATCTCATCGCCTGATTGGCTCTTTCAAGATTTTCTCTATCAGGCTGCGGATGCTCCGGGCGGATCGGAACTGCGCTATGTGCAGATTAAGTGGGACGGAGAGCCTTACACGCGAGTATCTCAAAGTTTTGATTATAGCGATCCTCCTTATGTCGGCCCCGAGCAGCGTGGTGGGAGCATCGTGGGTCAGATTGATTATGAGGTTAATGCCTCTACGCGCCTTATCACCATTTACTCCTGGGAAGTGAACTGGCGTGATGAATGGCCTTTGCGTCTAGGTGTAAACTATTTGTCCCAGTGCCTCTACCCTGGCTCTACAGGGTACACCATTCGTGTTGCGGGAGACGAGGTTTACACCTCAGCAAGCGAAGCGTTAGAAAGACCGAATAACTTTCCTTACGCATTCTGGGTATCAGAGCGTTATAATCCACTGAGCAATGAGCCAGACGAGTATTTGTTGAGGTTGGCTTCTCCACCACCGTCACCAAACCCAAACCCTATTGTTTATGGTTTTGATTCAGAGTACGTAATAACTTTTTCTGAGTCTTACATCTTAGTTACAGTCAACTCTGAAAACCTATCGCTGCAAACACCATTATACTGGAGTTTATCTGGTGATGTAACTCCTGTTTTCATTGAATCAGGGTTTACAGAAGGCGTAATTCTGGTAAACTCAAACCCTGACTTTTTAAGGCTGGTTCTGGATCTCCCCCTCCCTGGTCCTGGTCCCTATACAGCACACATTGAGTTTTTCTCAGACTCTGCTAAGACAAAAATAGTAGGGTTTACCGATGTGGAAATATACAGTCCCCCTCCGAAACCCGTCCTAAATCCTGTAAAACTCGGCGCCTACATCGACCTGTGGCAGTATAGAAATACTGATGCGTTGTATCCCTATGTTGCAAATAGCGGATGGAACCCCGTGGTTCGGGCAGCAAACATCTCGACAAATGCTCTTCCGTTGCTGGATAAGTTTTATTTACTGTCCGAGGTACAACTAAATGGTGCTGACAGTTTACTTTACTTTGGCAATCCCGCAGGATTCCCAGCAGCAGCCCAGGTGCTAAATACTACTGGAACTGACTGGAACA